TACAGTAGTTACTATCTGACCAGTCTTTTCATCACGGGCAGCAGTCATTTCCCAACCTTGGAATTTGTAGCTGTATTCTGCCTGTAACTGATCTTTAGCCAATGCCAAGATGTCTGCACGGATTTCGTAACCGTTCTTATTAAATTTTACTTCTGGTAGTTTTGGTGTTTCGAATGACATAATTTTCTCCTTTGTGTGTGTATGTCTATACTGCTGTTATTTCGCAACCGCGAAATTCTTTACAAAAAGCTGAGTCAATGTTAGAGCGTTCTGAGTAGCAGTCTTAACGAATGCTGTTTGAGCGTCGATAACTTCGATGATACTAGCTTTGATGGTTTTATCAACAACGAATGTGTTGACCACTTGTTTCTTAGCGTTCTGCACGCTGTCGATAAAGTATTCTGGTGTAAACATTTTGTTCTCCTTGTGTGTATGTGTAGTATTATATATCTCTTTAGAAAAATAATCAACTGTTTTGTGGCTGTTTGGCGGGATTGTTTACCCATTCAACATCCTCGTCAGTCATAGGTCGCCAGTATGTGTGTGTCATTAGAATCTCCTGTCTTGTTCTAGTAGTTCGATCATGTGTTGGCAACTTTCCCAATCGGTATATCTGCGAACGATCTTACGATTGTAGGGAGTGATGCTTTTCAGCATGATATCATCGTGATCAAATTGAGCTACAACTGTGACATAGCCCCATTGATTGCGCCAAGGACCCCATTGCTGATAGGGCACTTCTTGGAAGTCATAAAACATATTATTTTCGGCAGATTTCTTGTGCTTCGCGCCACTTGCCGTTACGTGCCAAATCTGCTGCGTGTTTGGCTTCGCCGATAGCGCAGAGAAAGTCCCATACGCCGGTTAGAATCTTTTTGAACATTTTGTGTCCTCCTGTGTGTATCAGTATTTATACTGAGTCAGTAAAAGAGCCACTATTAGTGGCTCTCTTAGAAGGTACAATCTAGAAACGTTTTATTATTATTTGTTTTTCCAGATTGAGTAAAGTACCCATACTGCTACCAGTCCAACTACACCTTCTGCGCCTAGTCCTTTAACGATACCTGTTACAGAACCAATCACATCCACGACTGGTAAAAATGGTATTGCTGCACCCTTGAATAATACCTGTAGAACGATCAACAGTGCTAACACGCTGACACCTAGATCTGCTAGAGCCGCTGCCCATTTTTTAATTAAAGCTAATACTTCCATTTTAAGACCTCCCTTGTTGCTAACAAATTTTCGTTAGTGATTTATTTAGAATGAATATATAATATAACAGAGCAAATGGCAGTATTTTGATGCATTTTTTCATTAACCTAGCACAAAATGTCATAATATGAGTATTTCTGGTATGATTACAATTGGATTAAATACATGATAGGAAAGGTATATGAAACTTAGAACAAGATCAATACTGCAGGAATTGAATGAGCTGGCAGAAGTCCGCAACAAAGACGACCTCTTTGAAAGCCGAGCTGTTAACATCATCAATTCCGCTATCAATCTATTAGAGACTCTGCACAAACACTATGATGCTGAATCAGCAGATGAGTTAGAACGCAGATTCTTAAATGCCATACGCGGTCAAGACCCAGCAAAATTTACTCGCGGTATTAAAAAGATCGTAGAAACTCGCAAAGCTGCTAAAAAGCTATTGGAAAACAAACAAGATGAATGATGTATTACTAGAAGGTGGCAACGTATTCAAAGACGATGCTGGTTCTATACTCACTGTTAGAATAAACAAAGCAGACGTACTGCCTACAGTACAATGGCTAGAAACTGTCACCGGCCTAGAACTCACAGACAACATGTTGGGTACCACAGGCAAAAAAGAAACATCCGGTGATCTAGATCTTGCTATCGATGCTAACGCTGTAAACAAAAATGAATTCGCTCAGAAACTAGCAGACTATATCGCCAAGAAGGGTGGAGATCCTAAAGAGTGGATCAAGAAGAGTGGCATTTCTGTACACTTTAAAACTCCTATCCGTGGTGATGAAAAGAACGGTTATGTGCAATCAGACTTTATGTTCGGTGAACCTAACTGGATGAAGTTTTCACTCCAAGGTGGACGCGAAGGCAGTGAGCTAAAGGGTGCTCACAGACACATCATCCTGGCCAGCATAGCTAGAGTAAGAGGAATGAAGTGGAGTGCTAACAACGGATTAATGAGCAGCGATGGCAAAGAGTTAGTTTCCAAAGACGGCAACGAAATCGCTAAAAAATTGCTAGGACAAACTGCCACAATCAAAGATCTACAAGATCCAGAAGCTATCATAGACTATGTTATTAAATTGCCCAACTACGAAGAACTAGTAGCAGATGCACGTGAAACACTAGGACGCGAAGGTGTTAAACTGCCCGAAGCAGGCAAGGTAGAAAGTTTTGTTCCAGGCACAGGTGCTTGGTTCCGTAAAATGATTGAAGTGGTAAAATGAGAGCCTTTGAATTTCTAACAGAGAAATGGTCAGCCAAATACAAGCGCAGTATCAACTGTTCAAGTCCCAAAGGTTTTAGTCAAAAAGCTCATTGTGCTGGTCGCAAGAAAAACGAAAGTGTCAATGAAGCAGAAGCTCCTGTGCCTAAGAAAGTAGGCCGTGAGTTTAATCATCTTGAAGATCTAGTATTCACAGAACCCAACGGTGGCAAACGTGCTGTAGAGATATTAAAAAATCTCGCACAGGATGCACAAGACGTTGCTATCAAATGGGACGGTAATCCCACAGTGTATTGGGGTCGTGACGAAGATGGCACATTCCGTCTAGTGGGTAAGAACAACTGGGGTCGTGACGAAGGCAAATCATCAAGTCCAGAAGAGCTACAACAGTTTATCAACAGCCGCGGCAAAGGCGAAGAATGGCGTGAGAAGTTTGCTGGAGATATGGCAGCACTATGGCCTGTATTTGAAAAGGCCACACCCAAAGATTTTCGTGGTTATGTCTATGGCGACATACTATTTCATCCAGGCAAACCCTACGAAGGTGCCGACGGCAGAATGAGCTTTACTCCTAATCAAACCACATACGCAGTCAAAGGTAACTCAGAAGTTGGTCGCAAAATAGCTAGAGCTAAAGTGGCTGTGGCTGCACATCAACAATACAGCTATTTCGGTGACAAGAGTGGTGAGCCATTTACAGCACCAGAGACATTTGCAGCCAATCCAGAACTAATGGTTTTTGGGCAAACTTATGTAAATCACAAACCTGCGGTAAATGCTGATAATTTATCAGCGATTGAAAAAGAAGTCAACAAGAGCCAACAAAAGATTACACAGTTATTAACTCCACAAGCAGGACTCAGCGATCTACAGAACATCATCTATACCTTTGTTAATGCACAGGCCAAAGAAAAGAAACTGGACATGCTGGATCATGATGTGTTCTTCACATGGTTGTCAACCAGCAAAGTATCGGGTCCCAAACAACAGAAAATAGCTGCTCTAGCTAACAGCATTCCAGGAGCCATGGACAGTTTATTTTTCATAGTTCGTGAACTAATGAAGGCCAAAAATGAAGTCATAGCTGAACTAGATCAAGCTGGCGGTGATATCACAGCTACCACAGGCGGAAAACCAGGTGGTGAGGGCTATGTCAAAGGCAAAGACTCAGTGAAACTAGTACCACGTGATCGTTGGACTCCTTTCAGAGCTGATTAAAGCTCAAAACACCTGATTTTTCTTCCAAAATATAAATACTATGCCGGTCCCGGAGCGGGATCATTTGATTAAGGAGAAAATATCATGGCAGACGCAAGTATTCAAGCGCAAACCTACACCAACGCAGGTGTAGCATTAGCATACAACACAACAAACTTCGAGCAATTAGTAAACACACAAGGTCTTAGCGGTAACCTTATAGTTGCTTCTATTGCTAAAGGCACAGGTTCAGCTACAGAAGCAGAATTAGTAGCAGTTCTAAAGAAAATCTGTAACGGTACAGACATTGGCGCAACACAAGATGCATTTAACGTTGTTGGTTTTAATGCAGCTACACTAGGTACTGACCCTGCATACGTTCTATTGAACGGTACAGGTACATTAGGTACTTCATCTGGTGACTACGGTTCAGACATTACTGTCAGTGTCGTTGCTACATTTAGTCTAGCAGTTTAATAGAAATTAGGAGAATATAACATGGCAGATTTAACAAGTATTAGACAAACCACAGACAACAGTGGTAACGCAATCGCAGCAGCATACGCACCAGCTAACAAAAAAGCAAAATCAGGACAAGGTATTGCAGGACGCACACGCATTATCAATCTTGCAAAAACAAACATGACACTGACAGAACTAGAAACAGTACTTACTTTTCTACAATTAGGTGGCGTGGCTGGTACTGATGATGCACACACAGTTGTTGGTGTTCAACCTTTAACTGAATCAGGTGTATTCACATCAGGAACAACTGACGCTGTACAAGTTGCAATTCAAGGTACAGGCACTTGCACAGTCGGTTCAAACTTTGGTGGTGTTACTGGTTTAACATCAACGTTGCTTGCTGAATTCTCAGGTTTACAAGCGTAAGTTTAGTTGTAATTCTCAGGGATGGGAAGATCAAGAGCGGAATTTATTTCCGCTCTTTTTTTATCTGCGTAAATAACAGCATGGCACGATATCAAATAATCACACTGGTAGATATCACTAGAACAAATCCTAGTAGATCTGAAACAGACAAAACAAAATTAGGTCAACAGGCTAATTTTAATAGTCTGTTGCAGGCCATAGGTCTCAGAGCCAACGTTATCTGGGAACAAGATCCAGAAATAAAAGATGGTAGATTACCGCATCCAAGAACAGGCAAAGCCAATCATTGGACATGGGAATTTGACACAGAAAGAGATCTATTGTTTTACAAAGACGACCTAGATCCTGTGGGCCTATTACTGGACGATCTACACGGTGTTCCTATCATAGATCAACTAAATAATGATGTAGACATTTATCCCGCGATATTTGCAACCAGAGGTGAAAACACCAATACCTGGATATACGAATTGAGCGAAGTTGGATAAATACAATATCAAAGGCAAACACAACTAGGCATACATTTGTTAGGCACATGGCTCTGAGCGAGCACTTGACTTAAACTTTTAATGAGGATGGCTAGATGCCTACAGTAGCAGAACGTGTTAGCGTGGTAGAAGTACAGATCGCTAATCTAGACGAAAAATTAGATGACATCAAAGTAGACGTGAAAGACATGCACGACTGCTTGGACCGCACAGGTAACGATCTCAAACTCACACTCAAAGAAATGCACGACGAATCCTGCAGACAGCACAATGAATTGGCTGGCAAGATCGGTGAACTAGAAAAATTCAAAGCCAAATGGACTTATATGATCGCAGGTGCCATAGCTGTAGTAGGATTTGCTTCAGGGCATGTTTCAGCAATAACCAAGTTGTTCGGTTAACCAAATATACTAACTTAAATAAGGACCATAGGTCCTTTTTTTATGACTGATTTATCCAAACGCCTAGAGCAGACACTGCGTTCTGCAATCAAGAAAAATCCGATTCTTCCTGTAAAGGTAGCAGACGGAATTCTCGTGGGCGATGTAAAGATCATCAGCGAAGGTGCCTTGAAACATCTTACACGCAGCAATGAAGTGTTATACAGTAACATTTATCTAAACGCTGTGGCTATCACTCTGGCCAATATACTAGCAAGAAGATCTAGTGCCATACAAGCAGATGCTATATACAGAGCAGATCAGGAGTATGGCAAATGGTATCAAGACAGCCAATTTCTTAGAGCAAGATATCAACAGGCTGTGGAACTTAAAGATCACGATCGTGCTGATATCATGTGGGCTAGATACTGCGAAAGCAGGGATCGAGCTATTACTGCTAAAAACCATGCACAGAGTTTGACTACAATCTGAATAAATATACGATATATTCTGGACCCCTTAAAACTATGAGAACAACAGACCTTTTTAAAAGCAACAGAGCAGCTGATAAAATCAACGAAAGCATTGAAAAAGTATTTGGCAAACGTCTAAATCTTGAATCTTTCGATTTGGCACAGTTAGAAGATGCTAGAAATAAACTGCGTACACAAATTCATACAGCACGCAATGAATCAGGATTCAACGAAAATCTAGACAACGATGCGTATACTCAAGCACAATGGATGTTGGATGCTATCAACGCTGAAATCGCAGAACGTGAAGAATTCATAGCTGATCCTGGTGTAGCTGAAGTCAGCACCGATGAAGCTGCTGATTCGTTAGAAGGCAGAGTCACAGAACTTTTAAAAAGATTTGAAGAAAACGCTATGGAAATCGGAGCATATGGTGATCCAGATATCAACGAAGTTATCAATCACCTAAAGAATGGTGATGCTGAGTCTGCTGTAGAAACTGTTTGGTACTCATATGCAGATCAGGACGGCGGTGAAGTTCCAAGATTAGAACCTTATGTGGAGGATCTTCAAGCAGAATTTGAAGAACTTGCAGGAGACGGTGACCGAGACGAAGGTGGCGAAACTGACGACAACTATGCCCTAGCATCAGCAGGGTTTGGATCAGACGAAGACTACGAAAGTGTGCAGTACGAAGATACAGTTAACGAGAAAGCAGTAAGCAAAGCACAACAACAGGCTGCTGGCATTGCTTTGGCAGCTAAACGCAAAGGCGAAACGCCTGCAGGCAAAGGTGCTGCTGCTGAAATGGCTAAGATGAGTACAAAAGAATTAGAAAAATTTGCAGGTACCAAACATAAAAATTTACCTGCTAAAAAAGATGAATCAGTCGATAATCCAGGAGAAGACATGACTAAATTACAAGAAGGTGAAGTACAGCAGGCCACTGCTGTGGTCACAGCAAAAACAATGGTTGACAGAGTTGGCCGTTGGATTGAAGAACTAAGTGGCATGGAAAATGATCAACTAATCCAATTAGGTGATTCAATCCGTGATGAAATGGGTCAAGAACAAGCCAAAGCATTTATCAGCTCAGTGGCTCCTGCGATCCAGCAAGCACTAGAAAATCTAAAGTCCACACGTGAAACATTGGCCACAGGTGTTCGTATGCTCACAGGCGAAGAACAAGGTGCTGGTATGCTAGGTGCAGAACCTGCTCCAGAAGCAGGCGGTATTGATGATCTTGCAGGTCCATCAGAACCAGATGCTATGAATGCAGAACCAGAAATGGGCGGAGATGAATTCGCAGCCGCTGAACCAGCTGCAGGCGGTGCTGAAACAGCAGGTCGTGAAAAGCGTGAAAGCATCGAGCGTCAAAACAGCCTATTAAAAGTATTGGCAGGATAATGAAACTATCAAACATTGTTTCTGAAAACGAATTTGCTAGATTATCAGAGCTTGATGCTCCTATGATAGGGATGGCTCCGCCAGTAGGCGCAGCCCAAACTACTCCAGGACAAGCCGGTCAACCCCCTGGAGGAGTAGATCCCAAACAAGCTGCTATGATGATCAAGCAACGTGCAGAACAAAAGAAACAGGTACAAGATCAAATCAAACAGACTGAACAACAGTTAGCAGATCTACGTAAACAATTGGCACAACTAGGATGAGATTTTTTGAATTTCAAGGTGATGACACCGGCGACAAACTGGTAATGGTTCTTAGAAACTACATCGGTCGTGCGGCTTCAAAAAAAGCACCAGCCAATTTAAATTGGAATGGTCTACAACAGGTGTTAAAAACCAACGGTTTTGAAATGGCTGCTGACTACGAAACATTCAAAGCCATATATG